CAAAGTAAAAGGCTACCACCCCCGTCCAAGCAGTTCCAAGTGAACCTAGCATGATGTCGATCTGAGGCGTGTGCTGTACCTGACCGTACATCAGCCCAAAGAGTATTCCAAAGAAACCGCTTGTGATTCCTATGGCAAGGACAGGGGGTATCCAAGACTGAGTAGCAATCTGCATCGTTCTTGCTGAACTTCTATCTTGAACGGCCAATTGCTCGAAATCTAGGTTAAGTTCTTGAGCTTTAGCTTTTAGAGCTATCTCAGCCTGTTGCACCGCAGCAATTTGATCGCTGGATAGCTTGCCGTCTGTAAGCATTTTTTGGGCGTCGTCCTGGGATACACCAAGAACCTTTGATACCATTTCATACGCCAAACCACCCAGTGGCCCTGATATTGCCGTAAATACCGTAGGCGCAATACTTTTTAACCATTCCATATTAATACCTCTTGATTACTAATTTCAATTTTTTTTAAAACTGTATAAAAATATTGAGCTTCATTTTTTTTTAAATTCAAAGACTTAGCCCAATCCATCAATGCAATTTTATTTCCGTTTACTAATAAATATCGAGTATTTGTTCTGTTATTTGCTTGTACTTTAGGAGTAGCCCACCTACAATTTTCTTTGTAATAACCTTTTTTTACATCAATTCTATCTAACGTAGTGCCAGTCGGCCTATCCCCCATATCGTTGTAAAAATTTTTAAAATTTTTCCATTCATCACAACACATTCCCAAATAATTATCGTATCTTTTTTCTTTCCCTGAAGATGTTCTAGCAATCATAGACCCCCAACTTTTATATGTTGATGTATGTGTCATCCCATGAACGGGTTTTATTCCATGTTTTTTACCAAATTCTTTTTGCCATTCTTTTTTTATGCACCCACAAGATTTTGTTTTACCGGAAGTTAATTTATCACCAGATGTTTTTATTGTGTTACCGCATTCACATTTACAAAACCATCCTACTCTTTTTCCAATTCTTTCTGATTTTTCAATAACTTTTAATTTACCAAAATTTTGACCAACCAAAGATATTAATGCGTTCATAATTGCTCCATAGATTACAAAGCATTATTATACACTTATGTTGAAATAGTAGGTGCTATGCTTTTTAACCAATCCATAATTACTCCTTGCAATATTTTGGAAGATACCCTGTCTGTCTAAACATTATGTAACACTCTATTACTTTGTCATCTTCTAAGAAATTCTTTTTAAATTCTATGTGCCAATTTTCTTGTTCTCTTTTTTTCAAATAATCTTGCCGAATATAGAACATCAACCCTACGCAAGTGAGTGCAAAGATAAGTATGGCAGCGCACACAACAAGTCTGAATTGAAATACATCTCTTGCTTCTTTGCGTTCTCTGGCCTCTTTTGCATCCTTTTTTTTTGTGCTTTGTCAAAATTGGCTTTATCAGCATTAAGTCTGTTTTTTTCTTTCTCAAACTGATGCCATAGGTCGCCAAGCTCTGGAGGACTCTCGTATACCAACATCTGCCTCAAATCGTACTGGGCTTGTTCTAGTTGCTTCCTAGCCATGATGTTCTCTAAGGCTTGTGCTTGTATAGACTTACCCTTGGGCGGATTCTTTTCCTTATCTTTTATCTCAGCATGGGCTTTTTCACTGTGCTCGAAAAAAGAACCTAACCCTGTTGAGATTTCATGAAAAACATCGTATGCTTCTTTACCAGTAGCCTTAAAGTCTTTGTACATAGCTACGCCTTGCTTAACAGCAGAAAGTATAGCCAGACAAGTACTAATTGGTTCCATATACTAATGTTCTAAGAATTTTTTGATCAAATCCGCCGCCACCCCAGGCCCCAACAAAACACAAAGAACGACAAAATAAAGCAAATACTCTATTTTTGTCATTCTTTTATCCCCAGAAGACAAAGATTCTTGAATTGCTCTGTATCTTTCAGCGCAAATGGCCTCATGTACGGCAACTCTAACTTCTATGTCTTCATTCATTTTATTTCTCCGCCTGTATACAAGTTAAAAATGATGGGGCAACTACAGCAATAACAGCAGATTCTGTTGTTGTAACAGGCGTAACTGATATTGTGGTTTGCGGAGGTATCTCAACAGTAGGCACTTGTGGAGGAGCCTCAAACATAATTGTAGGAGTAACCACGGGGCCAGGTTTTGCCTCTGTTGGAGGAGCATACTTTTGATCAAGAAAATCCAAGAATGCATGGATCTTGTCTTGAGCATCAGTTTCAAAATCGTTTAAATGAGCGCGAATGTCTTTTAAAAATTGCATATATAACCTCAGTTATTTGGTTTTACATCTGTAACAACTTCTTGGGGAATTTGTGCCTGCAATTGACCCATGATCTTTTGACTCAAAGGCCAAGCGTTGGAACTGGTCGGCAATTGACCTAAAACATTGATAATGTCTTTAATCTCACCTTCAAATAATTCAAGTTTTAAAACGTCCATGATTGTCATCCTATTTATTTTCCGTCAAAGATGGGGTGACGGTTTCCCCTTCAATGCTAATTGTAGATGTGCTTTGGTCAATTTTCATAGTGCCCTCACAAGCCATATTCCAGTCCTCCCCCGTCCTTTCGCTGTGACAGGGTACATTGATCCTCACGTGCTTACAAAGATACTCCTGATGGCCCTCAAAAACCCTCCAAGCATGGTCTACAGTTCCCCGTCCGGGCATTCCCCTAGACTTGTTAAAGCGGATTAAGTATTTCATACAATAATCGGAGTTTGTTGCTGAACGCCCAAATTAAAATGTATAAACCTTAACGGCTCATCAGATCCATGTCTGGTAAAAGAATGCGCCACCCAAGAATTTGTTAAAAAAATCACTCCTTTTTTTATAGGAAATAATAATTTATTGGTTGCATAACTTACTGTTGATGAATCTTTTTCTGGTAACTGAGTTAAAACTTTGCCTTCTCTTGAATCATTTATCACAATGTTGGATGATTTCTCCATTTCATTGAGAAAGTAAAAACCAATAATATGGCATCCATCCCCATGAGCGTGATCATCCATTCCCGAAAACTTATAGTGCTCCTGACCCCACATAGACTGAAAATAAGTAACTTTGTCATCCATCTTGTACCCTTGAGAATCCAAAATGTTCCAAGCCGTAAAAGATATGTATGAAGCTAAGTCCTTGATCCTTGGATCTAAAAAAAAGTTACCCGTCATTTTGACTGGATACAACTCATTTATAGATTCTTTGTTATTTGCAATTCCTTCATTAAAAACCTCTAAAGCATTATCCAAATACTCTGGTTTTGATATGCTATATACCGCCGTTGGGAAGTATGTAGCAATGTCAAGATTATCCATACCGCTCTCCTATTTGTTATAGGATATAAGTATACTTTAACTTAATGTTAAGCAAGACAAGTTCTGATTGATTGCATGATTAAGTCAATGAAAACGCAAACATACCTGAAAAAGCGCCACCACCAATTGCAAAAGTTGCACTTGAACTAACATTTCCTGTTGCACTTACTACGTATATAGTTGAACTGCCTGTCCCACAAGTTAAATAATATACAGAAGAAGGAGAAGTCGTTCCCCCCGCGCCAACTATTCCGTTCATAACAGTACCGCCAAAACCAGAAAGAGTGCTAGGGGTAATTGGCAATCCAGTAATAGTTATTGAATTTGCTACGGTATTATTTAACCAAGATATATTTAATTGTACAAAAGCAATACTTCCTATAATTAAATATCTACCCAGAGTAGTCTGAAAAGTTGCCCCTGTAAGTCCATTTACAGATGGTGTCCAAGTTTGCCACCCTCCATCACTTCCAGACGTAGCAGTGTTTGGTGAACTAACTGGAATATTATTAGCAGAATTAAATATTACCCCTGCTATAGTCGCGTTGTTAGTAACAGTTAAATTTCCTGAAAAAGTAGATGTTTTTGCGCTAGTATTAATTATTGGATAACCAAAATTAAAATAACTATTAATTCCAGATCCAAGCGCTGTAATCGCTAAGGGTAAGCCACTGACGCTATTTAAAGTAATCGCTCCTCCACTACTACCGTTGTTTATAGTCAGAGCAGTTAAAGTGGGAGATGTGGTTGTACCCAAAACTCCGCCAGATGTGTTTGTAACAATCCCCGCTGTCGTTAAACCAGTATCGGTAATGCTTGAAAATTGCCCCGCAGTAGCAGATGCAGAAGCCAACGCAGTGACGGTTCCTGACGAATTAGCATAGTACAAAATGCCATCAGCGTAGTTTAAAGCTACCTCAGATCCTTTACTGGTGTTGGCTATGCCTGGGTTGCCTGCGGCAGGTTTTACGCCCGCAGAACCAGATGCGTATAGGTATATGGGAGTGTAATTTGATGCAGGCATAATAATTCCTTTAATCAGCTTTAGGAGCTTCTGGTGGGGGTTGCTGTGCGTTTACTTCCTTTTGCACGGCCTCGATAATCTGGAATACCTCTTGAAACGGTTTTGTTCCTAAGTAAGCCATGACCGCATTAATTGTCTGAACAGATAAAGTGATGTTTTGCATTTTAGTTTCCTTGTGGAGTTTCAATAAATCGTAGCAACACTACGACCACAGAAATTATACAACCCACTATCATTTGATGGATAGGAGTTAGGGATAGCTCCATGACGAAACCCTGCAATACTGAGAGTATGGCAATAAACAACGCCCAAAGAACGTGCTTGTCTTTTAATAGTGTGGTGAGTTGGTTCATGGGTGTGTTGCCTTATATGAGTCAAATTCTGCTTTAAGCTCTTGAATGGCTTTTATTAATACTGAAACCATGCGGTCATAAGATACAGAATCAGCTAAACCTTCTTCATTTAATCCTACTAATTCAGGAATAATCGATTGCAATTCTTCTGCAATTAAACCTACATCTGAACGACCATCATCTTTGTATTCAAACTGTGTAGAACGCATTTTAAGAACATCAACAAGACCATATTTAGAATCACGAATATTTTTTTTGTATCTTGCGGAAGAAGTGTCGTAAGTTAATTGTTTTGTGCTTGTATTAAATTTCAAAGCATTTGTTCCTGCTCCTGATGCCATTCCATTTGATACATAAAATCCGTTACAACGAAAATCTACTGGTATATTTGCTGAATTTGCATCATTAACAAAGTTAAATGTTAATGCGCCAGTAACTCCAACAGCAGAATTTATACCAACACAAACATCAGTTGCAGCTTGTACTTTTAATTTAAAAGCGCTAGTGTTTGAATTGACAGTTCCAACTAAAAAACTGCCATTATTGTCAAACACACCCCTTGGATTCCCATCCCCATCTGATAGAACAATATAGTTATTAGATGTACGGATGTCTAAACCACCTTGGTTGCCGTTGTAACCACCGAGAATGGTATTTTTTATACCAGTTGTAATTGCATAACCCGCTTGAAATCCAACAAAACAATTGTATCCACCAATAGTACCGCCAGTGTTAAATGTATAACCTGCCTGATAACCTAAAAAAGTGTTGTATGACTGTGTTGATGCACTATACCCTGCTTGATAACCTACTGCTGTATTGTTAGATGCTGTGGTGTTTGAACGTAAAGCCCCTGTTCCAACTCCTACATTGTAAGAGCCAGAAGTATTTGCAGTTAAAGCTCCATAAATACCAGAAGTAGAATCGTATGTTCCTATTGCAGTATTAGCGTTTCCTGTATTTGATACCAATATACCCGCACCAACCGCAGTAACTCCAGTTCCTGTTGAACCAGATGCAGATGTATAACCAATTGCTACGTTGAATCCTGCTGTTGAGTTGCTGTAAAGAGCTTGATACCCTACTGCTGTGTTATTTGCTCCAGTATTACTATTTAATGCCTGATACCCCAACGAGGTCGTATATGGCGAAGCAGATTGGTTTAGTCCTGTAAACGCAGTAGACTGTGTTGTTGAGTCACTAAACGTAATTGATGGGGCTGATCCCCCAATGACTGTTGTCATATTAAGCTCCTACTGGCTTTTGTGCCGCTTGTGCCGCCTGATAAGCTGAGA